AGTTTTAATTTAGCTGGTGAGCCATTAGTTGAAACTCAAGAACAAGCTATTTCTACTTTTGAAAATAGTGATTTAGATGTTTTGTGGTTTCCAGAAATTTCATCATGTTTAGTGAAAGGTTAGTATGATACTAGTAGATTATAGCCAAGTTGCTCTTGCAGCAATCTTAACATTTCAGCGTGAGTTGAAAGGGACAGAGTCAGAAGTGAAAAATCTTATTCGTCATGTGACTTTGTCCACCCTTAAATCATACAAGAAGAAGTATGGTAAAGAATATGGTGAGTTGGTCATCTGTTGCGATGGTCGCAAATACTGGAGAAAAGAATTCTTCGAGTTCTATAAGGGTATGCGTAAAAGCAATCGTGACAAATCAGATCTCGATTGGAAATTGATTTTTGATACGCTATCAGAAATGCGTGAAGACATTGCACAGCACTTTCCATATCGTGTTATGCATATCGATCGTGCAGAAGCAGATGATATTATTGCAGTTATGTCGCAATATCTGCAAGATAATCTTCTGATTCAAGAGGGATTGGTTGAAGAGCCACAGAAGATTTTGATTCTGTCTTCTGACAAAGACTTCAAACAGTTACAATTGTATCCTACTGTGAAGCAATGGTCACCAATGCAGAAGAAGTATATCACTGCAACTAAGAAAGAAATTATTGAACATAAGATTGAGCATATTGTCAAAGGTGATACTGGTGATGGAGTGCCAAACATTCTGAGTAAAGATGATGTGTTTATGAAAGGTGAGAGACAGAAACCTGTTTCTGCAAAACGACTACAAGAGTTCTTTGATAATGGATTCAGTGCATGTAGGAATGATGAAGAAAGACGCAATTGGCAACGCAATTCGACTCTTGTTGACTTTGATCATATTCCGCCTGATGTTAAAGAATCAATTATTGTAGCATACATAAGTAGTAAACCAAAGGGCGATAAGATGTCTATTATGAATTATCTTATGGAACATCGTTGCCGATTACTATTAGACGAAATCGAGGACTTTTAATGAAAAAATATCTTACAGAAATGCTGAAGGAAATTAACGACAATCCAAAGGCAATTGATAACTATAAGAGTGAATTCTTACTCAAGGTAATTTTTGCTCATGCATTTTTACCTACACATAAGTTTATTCTACCAGAGGGTGAGCCACCATTTAAACCTGCTGATCAACCAATGGGTATGACTGATACAAATCTGTTTGTTGAAGCAAAGAAAATGTATGTGTTCATGCGTGAGGATCTTAAACCTATCAAACGAGAGTCTTTGTTTGTAGGATTGCTAGAGGGTATTCATCCCGAAGAAGCAAAGATTTTAATCGCAGTTAAGGATCAGAAGTTGCAAAAACTCTATCCTAAGATTACATGGAAACTTGTTTCTGATGCTGGTATCATTCCAGCACCTGCAAAGAAAGAAAAAGTTGCTGTGCAAGAAGTAGAGTAGTATAATTAACCTTATTATGAATGGAGTGAACTATGCCAAATTGGTGTTACAATACAGCTACGCTAACTGCTAGCAAAGAACAGATTGATGCTCTTGAGCAAGAGTTGCAAAAAGAAGAGAGCAATCCATTTCAACATTTACGTCCTCGTCCAGCAGACCAAGAAGAGAATTGGTATGATTGGAACATTAACAACTGGGGCTGTAAGTGGGATATAACTCCGCATGATTGGCAACGAGAAGACGACACCACAATTGTGATGCACTTTGACTCTCCGTGGTCTCCACCAATCACTTTGTATGAATTTATGCAAGATAATGGTTGGACTGTAAATGCATTGTATCACGAGGGTGGTATGGGATATATTGGTTCATATGTAGATGGATATGACGATTATCATGATTATGATATGACAGATCGTGATTCAATTGAAGATCTCCCAGAAGAGTTGATTGACTTTGGTGGTCTAATGGAAGAGCATGATCGTTGGGTAGAAGATGCTGAGATGGAAGCAGAAGCAGAAGCATATGAAGCAACAGTAACCGACTGGAATTCTGTAGATGTTAATCCAGAGCATATTGGATTTTATGAAACCAAACTAGAAAACAATTGGCCATTTTATAAATTTGCAAAATGGGATGGAAAGAAATGGACAATCGATGGTAAGAAACCAAAAGAACCATTTGCATTCTGGAGAGGTCTAAAAGAACCATGGGATCCTACTACAGAATGAGATTTCTTATTGCACTGCTGCTGATTTCTGGCAGTGCATTTGCTTCAGATGTAGAATTTGGTACAGGCGAACATAACGACTGTAACATAGCCAAAGCATATGCAATTAATAATGCATTGGAACGATATGCAGGAAAAGAATTTGAGGTAATCAAGAGACATACATGTAGAGAAACTAACTCGACTGGTGTTTCGTGTGATTTTATAAAAAGAACAGAGATAGAAACTGCTGGTGTTCTTAAGAAAGTTGTAAGTCAGAGAGTAAAGAACAATCGGCATACATGTGTTGTTGAAGTAAAGATTGAAGTTGAGAAAGCAAGACCACTTGCTGGTGATATTGTAAACGCAAAAGAAATTGCTGTAGATGGTACTCGTTACAACTTTGACATCGTTACAAAAGAACCATTGTATGTTTATCTTTTCAATGCATACGATAATAAAATTAAATTAATGTATCCCTATGAAAACAGATCCAATCTATTGCATGGGAAACTAGCATTACCAGATGGAATATGGTGGCAAGCAGATTTACCAAAGGGTATTGATGAGAGCAATGAAACACTCATGGCTGTCTTCTCAAAAGAGAAAATATCTTTCGGTAATAATATGGACAAAGACGAGATCTATAGACAGATAGCATCAATGCCCATGTATTCAAGAAGAGTAGTGTATCAAAATTTTGTTATTAAACGGAGAAAGTGAAATGAGAGTTAAAATGATTATGACCTATATCCTTGCATGTAGTTTAGGATTGATAACTTTAGGATGTTCAACATTTAGTAAAGATCCTAATAAAACTGTTGAGATTCCAGCAAACAAATTGGATAATATCCCACAGTGGTATCTTGTAAAAGATCCAGACGACACTAAGTTTATTGTAGTCACTGCAACAGACATATCAAAAGATATGCAATTTGCTATTGATAAAGCAACACTAAACGCTAAGATTCAACTTGCAGCAAGATTAAAATCAGATATTGATTCTGTTACTCGTGAAACAACCACTGAGAATGGTAGTGGTGGAGCATCAGTTGAACGAGAAATTGATCGTGTGTCAAAGGTTCGTGTCAAACAGGCATTGGGTTTCTTTAAACGAGAAAACATTGCAGTGTTTAAAGAGGGTGACTCATATCGTGCCTATGTGCAATTTAAGATTTCTACAGAGGATGCTCGTCGTATGACTCAACCAGTGGGTAATGCTAAAAGCAGAGAAGATAAGTTCAAAGAGTTGGAAGATGAACAACCAGCTGCACGATCAATTTCAGTAGCACCACTTGATGTTGATAATGAAGAATACAAACAACGAAGAGAAGCTGCACTAAAGAAACCTGGAGCAGTCATTAATCAATATACATTGCGATGAAACAAAAATGGATTGATGCATTCATGGACACTGCGGAGAGATTCGCCCAGTTGTCTAGTGCAAAACGATTGCATGTTGGTGCGGTTGTCGTTAAAGACAATCGTATCATCTCAATTGGATATAATGGTATGCCATCTGGATGGACAAACGAATGCGAAAATGTAGTTCAACATTCAGATGACACTGTGAGTTTAGTAACGAAAGACGAGGTTATACATGCTGAAGCAAATGCAATTATCAAACTGGCTCGTGATGGTGAATCAGGCAATGGTTCCAGTTTATTCTGCACTCATGCTCCTTGCATTCATTGTGCTAAGTTGATTCACGGAGCAGGAATAGATAAAGTTTACTATCGCCACTCTTACAGAGACGAGGATGGTTTATCTTTTTTGCAAAAATGTAAAATAAATGTTGAAAAAGTTGACTTAAATTCAATTATTAGGTAAGATTCGTTATAAATAGATTACTGTCTGAAACAAAACCCTACAAGATGTAAGGTTATTCCAGATAGTGCTTGACAAATAATCAAAGGTGTAGTATAATTCAATCATGAAATCGAAAATGATATCCAAACAAATGCAAAGACATCTTCCGCTATTAAGTGGCTGGACATGCTCACGCACATCATTTGGATATAATGCGATTGAGGATGCCGAGGGTTTGGATAAGAAGTAACTGACACCAGTCTACTTACCCAAGCCCTCTGAGATGAAAGTCCAGAGGGTTTTTTGTTTTATAGCCATCGTGCTTTAAACATTGTTCTTTTACAATTCAGGATTCTGTTGGGGGTTGGTGTAGTGGTAGCACACTTGACTTTGACTCAAGTAGTACAAGTTCGATTCTTGTATCCCCTGCCAAACAAATGCGCATTGCGTAGAGATAGTGCTCATCTGTTTGGGAGTATAACTTAATGGTAAAGTAGTGGGCTTTTAACCTACAAATCAGAGTTCAATTCTCTGTGCTCCTACCAAAGTTACTATGGTGTTTATAGTGTAGTGGTC